AACATTTCTCCCTAAACGCATATATTTAATTTTAAATTTATTCTATTGCTTAAAGAAGCAGTATCACTTGAATTTAATTTTAGATTAATCCTGTTACTTAAAGAACTTGTATCTGCTTTCCTTAAATAAGGTGAAAGCATAGAAGCAGTATCGGAATATTTTACCCTTAGATTAATTCTATCGGATAAAGAAACTGTATCGGTTGCGCCTATTTTAGCATTGATTCTATTTGATAAACTAACTGTATCTTCAACTAATGCGATTGTGCCTGCACGAACTGGCAAGTTATAAGAAAATGTAGTACCACTTGCAGGATAATTAAAATAAGCACCCTTTTGACCACCAGTATAACTAGTGTAAAAATAATATCCACTATTGTTTGAACTTATAGAAGTATAACCCAACGTTGAAGCACCGCCAGCACCTACCTCATTTTTTATTTGTAAAGAATAATCTGCATTTATTAAAGTTCCTGTTAAATTATAACTTCCCAATGTAACGTTATTTGTTGCGCCTGAATATGGCACATAGCCAGTTAAAGCGCCTCCATAATTAGGAATGTTTAAAGTAGTACCTAATAAAGTTGCTAGTCCTCCAGTGCCTATGGTAGTCAATATTAAACTATCCATTTTTTTATTAATCCTATCCGATAAACTTGCAGTATCTAACTTCCGTAAATAAGCTGAAAGCATGGCTGCCGTATCACTATATTTAACCCTTAAATTTATTCTATTTGAAAGGCTTAAAGTATCTCCTTTTCTTAAATAAGCTGATAACATTGAAGCAGTATCTGAAATATTTAATTTGCCATTAATTCGATTGCTTAATGAAACACTATCAATATTTATTTTAATCCATTGTGTACCACTATAAACATAAAAACCGCTATCAGTTGTATTCCATCTTATTTGTCCTGCATCCCTTCCACCAGTTATATTTCTTAAAGAATTTATACCTGTTGGAATAGTCAAAACACTATCAGTAAGAAATCTTTTTACAGGACCATATCCAGCCTGTGGCATAGCTTGATAAACCTGTGCTTTTAACCCAAAAGATAAAAATAATAAAACTATGATAATGGCACGTTGCATCCTGTAAATTCGTTTTGTGTTGAAATGTTAATTGTGTATTCTATCCCTGCTAAATAATCTTCGTACTTATCCGATATTGCATTAAAGGAAACGTTATCATCTATTGAATAACTGTTTCTGCCTGTTCTCATTAGGCTTAAAATATCCGACCCTGTTTGTATTTGGTCGCTTATAACATCGTTTTCAAATTCTGCTTCCTTTCCGCTTTTGTCTAAAAAGAAAAATTGAACAGAAAACACTTGCTCCCTACCTATATTCATAGTTCCCGAATTAACAGAAAAGCAAGCTATTGGATAGACTGGCTGCTCATCTCTTAGTAACCATTCTTTTGGGGTTGTGTGTTTTGCCGTCTCTATCATTGCATGGCTTTGCAATAGGCTTGTTATTGTTGTTATTAATTGGTTGTAAGTCATGAAATAATACTTTTTGAATTAATGCTTTTTTATAAGCCATAATTTTATCTTATTGTGAATGTAAATATTTCGGCTGCTTGTGTTACATCTCCAGTAGATAATGTAACTACATTATTAACAATTTGCAAATACATAGGGTTTGCAGTAGGTAAATTAGTAATTCCTTTTACCAATCCTGACCTTGTTGCAATCAATACCACTTTATTAGTCAATCCACCAACTGAAAAGCTATTATCCCCTGCCGCTGGTGTGTGATAAATAGTTGTTGCTCCATCGGTAGTTGCATTATTAGAAAATACCCTTACCCCATCAACTACATTTCCTAAATAAATCGGACTTGTATATGCTTTTAATTCGGGAAAAATAACATCTAATCCACTTGCAGGATTAAAATATTGAGAATATAATAAATAATTTTCCCTTAAATAATTAATTAATCTTTGTTTGTAAAATTCAGCAGTCTTTTTATATTCGTTTCCTATCAATTCCAAATCTGCCCTACTTGGTGCGTTGCTTTCCTCACTTGTCTTTTGTAATATACCTTTACTGAAAAACTGATAACCCAATCCAAAAGGCAAAAGGCTCATTGTGTACCAAACTAAACAGTCAGTAATATAACTATCCAATAATACTTTTTCTAAATTAGAAAGGTTAGCAGCTTCAATTCCTGATTGCAAACGTAGATATAAAGTAGAACCCAATGCAGGTTGCAAATATAAATCTTGCGCTACCTTAATATGTGGCTTTAATTGTTTGCCATCAATAGCATCACTTATTCCTGTTCTACTTTTAATTAAACCTTCCGATATGAATAATATATTTGCGCTCATTTATTTCTTTTTAATTATTACTGGTTTCCATTGGTGTCTGCATTGTGTTTCAATATCACCTCCATTATTCCAAAATCCACCAACCCTGTCAAATACTGAATATCCTAACACGACACTCATTTGCTGAATATTAGCACTGCTCCATAATCTTGTTTTTGCAAGTTGCATCATTTTAACACAAAACGGTCTCGATGGATGCTGCGTTGAATCTCTTTCATTTGCAGGAATAACAACATCTGTCCTCCAGTCATAGGTGTAAGCAACTGACAAAGTAATTGTCTTAGGCTTATCTAGTTTTATATCTGTTTTCTTTCTTTCAATGATAGTATCTTGACCAACCTTTATTTCCTTAGATACTAAAACATTCTTTTCAACTAGGCTTTTTAAGGATGCTTCTACAACCGCTATATCTTGCTTTAAAACACTTGAAATTGTTTCGCTTGTAATTCTCTTATCCTTACTAATTAAGTTCAAAATTTCAGCCTCTAATTGGCTTAAACTAACTTCCTCTGCAAAGTGGTTAAATCCTTTGGGTGATTTTTCTGCAATTACATCATAATCGTCTAGGCTTTCGCTGAACTTTTCAAACATTTCTAGCAATTCAGTTTCTTTATTAACTGCACTAAATGTTGAAGGGTCAGAATCTAAACCTAGAAAAGTATTAACATCAGAATCAGTAAAAGCAAATCCATTTTTTAACATTAAAGCAGCCTGTTCTTTAGTAAGTTTTCCGCCAGTAAACTGCCTAACAATTCTCATTACATTTTGGTATTGTCTACCTGTAAGGTTTTTAATTGAATCGTTTGATGCTGCTATTGGTTGGTCGGTTAAAGTAGGATTAACAGAAGTTATAACTTCAGAAGCTAAGCCTAGTTTTTCCCTTATCTCATCCCTTGTCATATTTGCAGCCATTACACCTTCGCTAAATTCAAAACTTAATGGTTCAACTGGTATTAATTCATATTCACCATTAATACCTACATAATTAAACAACTGATTAAATACTTCCTCAATTGCTTGCTGCCTTTCGTTTACATAAGTATTGGCAAATATTTTGTAAGCATCTCTTATCTCGGTTGAACCGCCAAGCTGCCCTTCTGTCTTAATCCCGAATAAACTCGGTGAAGTAACCTGATGGCAGGCAAATATTTCTTGCTGAATTAAATTATTAACATTTGTAAAATCTTCCTTTGTTAACATCGTAGAAGATAATGGCAATATTTCAGCACTATTATCTTTCGATTTGTTAAACATTATTACAACTCTATCCCCTTCGCTGCCTGTGAATTTCTTTTTTATTCCTCTTTCAACTGCTTCTTTTGCCTCCTCTGCTGGTTCACCACCATTTAAGTTAATTAAAGTTGTAGCAACAAAACCATCTTTTGCATTTCCTAAAATATGCCTGCTAACTTGTACATCACTTTCAATATAATTTAATCCCTGATAATAATTAGGCAAAGGATAGTAATCTGACTTAGGATTGTATTGTTTTACAAATAAGATTTGACTTGCAACAGGGTCAGCAATATTAAAAGCAGGGTATATTCTCGGTGTTTCTTTATTATCTGACCAATCATTTTTTACTTGAAACTCATTCTTTTCTTTATTGATTCTAACTTTATGATATTCAAGGTGATACACATCCTTAATCTCACCTAATAAATTATAAATAACTTGTAAATAATAACCTCCGAAAAGTTCGTCATCTAAAATACATTTTTTTGTTACCTGATTCCATGTTTCTCCTTTTGTATTTGCCTTCTGTTCAATACCATCCCAACCCTGACCGAATATGTAATTAGTTTTGCTCTTAATAATAGCACCATGCTTAGGACTTTCATTATACAGTCCTATAAGGTAATCAGGATAATTGTTATTAATCCCAAATTCAATATATCCTTTACCTTTCTTTTCTTCAAATCTAGGTTGCTCCGCTTGTGCGAATTTAACTGTGATAATATTATTATAATTCATAAGTAACGAAATTATTGTTTTGTTCTTCGTATTTAGTTGGTTCAAATGCAGTTGATGGATTAAGATACATAAACCCTTCCTCAACCACTACTCCTGCTACTGTGAAATCAGTTACCAATACTTTTTGATAAATTTTATAACTATAAAATCCCTCCTCCTTTAAATCAAAAAAGTTGTTAACCGTAAATGCAAAACTATCGTATCTACCAGTTATACTCTGATTTGTTGCCATTAACTTAACAACATCAAGGGTAACCCTGTGGATAAACACAAATAAAAAAAAAGGGTTTGCAATAGTAGCCTTTTCAGTACCTGTAAAATAAATTGTTTCGGTAAGTCCTTTCGTTAAATTTATCATAAGAAAAAACCCCGACTTTCATCGGTCGGGGCATAAATTAAATATTAAGAATTGTTATCCAGCAGTAGTTAAGAGCAAACCTAGTGCGTTTGTAACTTCAAAGAAATCTTCCCTTTCACTTGCTTCGAACTTCAGCATATAACCCTGTGCATCAGCAGCAGCAGCACCACTTGTTCCTGTGCTTGCAGCTAAATACATTCCGAATTGCTTACCATACATTCTGTAAGTGCCATCTTTATCAAGTGTAACCGCAACAATTTTATTCTTTGATAAAGTAGTTATGATATTCCTTGTAGTGGCATCTCTTTTATTAATAGGGAAATCTAAAGTTTGTTCAAAAAACAAAGTACCATTCTCAATAGAACCAGTAGGATTGCTTGCAGCAACTGCACTTGATTTAGTAGGTATTTCAAACTTAAAGAATTTCTTTCCTGCTGCTTTTGTAATTCCTGTAACAATACCACTAGCATCCGCTATTGTTACGTTTCCAAATTCTGCGAAAAAAACTGCGTCAACTCCCCCAACTGATTCCCGACAGTCTATTGTATATCCGCTTACGATTGCACAAGCCATAAAATATAAATATTAAATAGGGAGATAGCGAACCACCTCCCTATGTTAGAAAATTAAATTGCAGCGATGAAAGAAGTTACTTCGTTAGTGAAGGCAACGTTTACTCCCATTTTAAATTCTACACGATAACGTACATCGTTGTTGTCCTCGCTATACCAAAGTTTGTATGACCCTTCTTCGTCAACCAAATCAACCGCCATAGCCATGTTAGAAAGACTGATTGCATAAGCATCACCAGTTCCATTCAAACCATTTACACTTACTACTTCAACGTTAGTTGCAGGCAAGATAAATGAAGCAGCTTGTG